CGTATCTCCATAAGAATATCTTGTTCCTGCATACTGATACCTTGGATTATGAGTAGACCCCAAGTTAAGGGACAGTTCCCACTGAGTTGTAGTTTTACTTATTTGTTCTGGAGTAGATACTGATTCCTGAACAACTACGTCGTCATAAATGATAAGATCAAAATGTCGTCCAGTAGGCTGACCATCCACAAGTCCGTGGGCCTCAACAGTTTGTTCCTTCGGGTTAGCAGATCGCCTAACACATATACCTTCGTTCTCAGCCCACTTGGGAGCTTGTTGCCTAGGTTTTTCCCAGAGGATATCTGGATATAGACTATAAAGTTTTTCATTAACTTCTAGTTCCTGCATGACCTGACGCAAGAACGGTTTAGCTTGTCTTGCTGAAAACGACAACAATCCAATAGTTATGTTTGGATTGCATAAGACTTCTTGTATAGTTCCAAGAAATGTTATGATAGAACTTTTGTAATGAAACCGAGCCCATAGGTCCAGCCTTTTATCCCTATCACTTTCTACTTCTCTACATCTGTCATATATCCAAGGATGTAACATATCGTGGCGACTACAAAGAAACACGCCAAGATAATACCTGTCAAGCTGACCCAGAGTCCTGATAAAAGAATCATCAATATTAGGGTCGTCATGGCAGTCAGCATACGCAGCAACAACTTTATAAAACTGCTCGTTCTGAGCCCATTCAGCAAATTGGATAGCAGCCTCAGAATTTTTTCCTTCAACGAAATATCCTTTAGAGATACGAGGGAGCATGGTTAGCCCCCTTTGTATCCAGATGCATACGCTGCTTTTGCCTGCTGTTCAGCCTTTTTGCGGGAAGCATAGCACTTTCCCTTATTTCCCCACTTCCATCCTTTCTTACCACTTGATAACTTACACCTCTTTATCGGCATCTTTCTTTACATCAGGACCAATGAGTTCTTCAGAGAATTCCTCCTCTTTAGTAATTACCTTAAGTAAAATAGAACCATCTTCCTGCTTTTCTGGTTTATATGTAGTAGGAACCATTTCATATACTGTAAATTCAGCTCCTTCCTCTGGCATACACGCCTTTCTCGTATAGTTTTCTAAACGATCAAACATATTATCTACCATCATAAGAGGGCTTCTATGTCCTGTCATTCCCATCATACGCTCAAACATCCTATCCATCGCTCTAACTTGACTACCTATCATTGATACACTCATTTTATTGCTCCTGTAGTTTACACCAAAATTAAATTTCTGTTTTGCCTGCTAAAAGTTTCTGTAGTTCTTTAGGATTTGCTATCAGGTATTGGATATACCTTGGGTCTAATCCTTTAGCCCAGGGGTATTGACTTATAAACTTACGAATCAAATCTTCTTCTGATAATTTTTCCGGCGGCTTCCACTCACCTGCTCCTGCAGAGGCACCAACATATTTACCGTGCCGGCCGGGAATCGCTCCTGAAAGGTCTTTCATTGCGGCCACTCGGCCTGCGGATTGTTCATTGTCTTGGTTTGTGCTGGCTTTTGAGATAAGACCAGGAATCCCAGTGTAATCTTCCGTGACGAAATCCGTGACACCCTCACTTAAAGAAGAATCGACCGTGAACTGACCTTCAAAGGGAACACCAACGGCTATAGCAGCTGCTACTTGTTCTAGTATATCTTTGCCAGAGGTTTTATCAAATATGCCTTTGGCTCTTAACTTATCCTCAATAGCCTTTAGCCCCTTAGCCCCCAAATTAAACCCGAGCGGCATTACTGCCCCAGCAAATTTGCCAAGCTTAGAAGGGCCATTAACAACAGCATACGCTTTCAGCGTTGAGTTAAGAGTGGCATATGCATTAGCAAGTTTACTATTATTAATACCGTGAGTTTTTCCATGCGGGTTTGCCCTTAAAGCGTCTAATACACCTAACCTTTCTTGAGCCAAAGCCGCGTACGCCTGAGTATGGTACTCAGGATTTTTGGTTTCCTCTGCAGCCTCTGTGGCTTTTCCTATTATATCTTGAGTACCAATGGTACCAAAATCATCATAAGGGCCATCAAATACTGATGTTGCAACCTTATACCCCGGCCCGAAGGGTCTTTGTACTTCTTTATCTGTCCTACCACTTGGTCTTGCGCTGCCAACAAGATTGTCATAGTAGCCCGTGCCTTCTTGATCTATCCTACCACTGCCTTGTGAGATAAGACCAGGTTTGTCTTGGTTTGTGCTGTCTTGATACTTACCAAGCCAAGCTTCTACCTCTGCCCGAACTTGAGCGTCAGTCTTGGCATCAGAATATAAGGAACCAGTTTCACCTAGGCCAACTTCCTCATCATAATAAGAAGCGGCCGCGACCTGACCTTCTTGGGCATCACTTAAATTAGCCACATCTTCTTGTGCAGCGGTTCCTACCGTTCCAGTTTGCCCAGCTTCAATTGCATCAGCTAAGGCATCTGCTAACTCGTATGCGTCCCATGTATCATCATAACCACCTCCATCACTGGGGGTTGCATCATAACCACCTCTACCACTGGGACTTGCATCAGAAACACCGCCTTGTACTCCTGGATGTGGCATAATCTATTTCCCCCTTT